TAGAGTTTCTTGAATACCCAGTAGAAAAGCAACAGTTTCAGGGATGTCGTTATGGGGTTCTTTTCAAATGCTTCGATCTGGGCCTCGATGATCTTCTCAATCTTTTCGATAATTCGTTCCATTTCACTCTCCTTATTTCGCCGGGGCGACCTTGGCTAAGTAATCGTCAATCGCTTCACGCAGGACTTCGGAAACGGTCATGTTTCGTTTCTTCGCTGACCTCTTAATCGCAGCCCGTTGTTTGTCTGGTAAGCAAAACGTCATAGTAAAAACTCTTCGCATATCTTGCCCCTCCTTGATATTGACACTTTATCGAATTAGTAAGCGAATGTCAATAACTATTTTCATCCCTTCCTCATGGGGGGTCAGATGGCCTCTTCAACTTCGTCGGGTTCGGTATCAAAATTGAAGCAATCCTGATCTTTCTGAATCTTACCGGCGGCGTCCACATTCTTAACTGATTGCCGGTAATAGGACGGCTTAAGTTCCGCGCCTATTCCTTTTCTCCCGAGAGACACCGCGCCGAATACTTCTGAACCAACCCCCATGAACGGGGTCAATACCACTTCGCCGGGGTTTGTTCTTAGTACTATCGCCCTTTCAATAACATCTAGTTGGAGGGGATGCACATGCTTTTCATCTTCCGAATCCCGAGCCGCTTCGAATGGTAACACCCGGTCAATCCGTATGTCATCCCAGAACGAAGAGGCATATTGTCTCCATATCCAATGGGAGAATCGATTCTCTGTTTGCTTTCCTTCCCATCCCCTGTATCCAAGGACATCTGAAGGGATTTGACGCTCTCCGGCATAGTTCAACATTCCGATAGGGTGGACAACTGGTACTGGGTTTTCTCCCTTGTTGCGGAATATCAAAAGCTGATCCATCGAGGCAACTCCGCATAAGGTAGAATCCTGGACGAGCGTCATGTGAGCCAAGTTCTTTTGCATGGTACGGTTACGAACCGCAAGGGGCTCTTTCCATATTCCATGGCGGCAAATAAAATCCCATCCGTGCTTTTCATGGAGTCGGATAATATCGCCAGGGAAGTCTGTCAGTCCGTCCCTTCCGCTGTTGCTCTTTGGGGTGTCCATGCAATGAACCGCCGTCATCCTGCCGGGCAACGTCAACCGGGTTATTTCGCTCACCACAAATTCGTAATGTTCAAAGAATTGATCGTAACTATCGCAGTTGGACAGGTCGCGCTCATGGCTGGAATACTGGTATAAGCCGCAAAAGGGCGGGGAGTATAGGGAAAAATGGATTGATTTGTCTGGTATCCCGGCCATAACGGTTATACAATCGCCACAATACAATGCATATTTGTCGGTTATTTTTTGTTCCATGATTTCCATGTTGGCTCCTAATTTATAAGATATATATCTTTCCCTTTTGGCTCTTTATCGTGGCATTTTTTACATAAGGTCATCCCGTTGTCTACATTGAACCTGACTTCGGGAAATGTTGCGAACGGTTTTATATGGTGGGCTTCTATTCTTAAGTAGTTATTTGATTTACTTCGATTACCGCAAGAACGGCAAGTATAATCATCTCGTTCAAAAACCTCTTTGCGCCATACCGACATAGCCTTGCTTCCTCGGATAGATTTATGGATGGAGGTCTTCCCCCCCCTCCAATTTGGGTTTTCTGACCCATTAGATACTCTTCGGTTACTTAAATCTTTTGTCTTCCCTCTTTGATAATCGTAATAGCAAGGTTTAGAACAGAATCGGTTGTTCCCTTGTTTGATTTCGTAAGGTTTCCTCCAAAATTGGGTTGCGCATATTTCACATTTAAAATATTCACCCCTTCTTTTGGACTGGCTTCTTTTATGTATATGTTCTGCTGTTTGTTTTCTCATAAGGGATATCATAAACTATTATAAAGGTGATTGCAACAACAATATCCATTATAGCCACTTTGGAACCTCCATTTCTTTATCGAATTTAATCCGGTTCTCAACTGATATTGCATTGTTCATTTGTGCTACAAGCGAAGTAAACATCTTGTCGGCCTGGGCTGCCTTGCGCTGGAGGTTCTTCATTATCCCTTGGCCCCCTTCTGTGGTCACAATATCCACCGTGACGGGGCGTTTCTGGCCGAACCTCCAACACCGTCTAACTCCCTGATAGACTTGTTCAAATGAATGGGTAGGGAAGAAAATAACGTGATTGCAGTGTTGGAAGTTCAATCCCCATGCGCCGATTTTAGGCTTCGTGACTAATACCCGGATTTCACCTTTAACAAACGCCATAAACTTCTCTTCTTTGGCTTCGTCTGAATCTCTGCCGCTGATTTGCCTTGCATCAGGGATGATCTTTTCCAACAAATCTCCTTCGTCGTTCAGGTGGCACCACACCAAGGCCGGTTGACCTGTTTCAACAAGTTCCGCAACCTTGCCGCAACGGGATTCAATAGACCGGCGGCTTTCCTCTCTCTGTTCCCGCAATCCGAAAGCTGGCATTTCAAACAACATACCTTCTGCCAGTTTGTTGGCCCTAACAAGGTGCTCTTGCTGGTTTAAAGGCGGTAATGTGAACTCGTCATCGTTGAACCCAAAATCAGATGGCTTTCTCATTGCGCGTGACCAGGAAGCAACCCACCGCCAGAAAGGTATTTCCGCATGGCCTTTAAGCCGCCATTTTGCCCCGTCCTCATGATTCATAAAGTTCTGACCTTTGTTCCGGTAAGTCATCGGCTTTATAACATTTTGGTCATTCTTAAAAAACTTCATCAGCATGTCGGTATACCCTAGTCCACCAAGGGCTTCGCTGCTTGTACCTAGCTCTGTGAAGTCGTTAGGGGCAGCGGTGGCCGTAGCAAGCAACCGATACGGTAATTTCCTCATGAACTGGGTTATCTCATCCTTCCGCTTGCCGTCAAAGTTTTTGAGGATGGAACTTTCGTCACAGACGCACCCGCCATAATCCCGCCAGTCGAACCGGTGGAGTTGTTCGTAATTGGTCACCGTGATATTCCTGCACGGCTTGCCGTCATGCGACCGTTGCGCGTCTATATCAAACTTCGCAGCTTCCTGTACGGTCTGAAATGACACGGCAAGGGGGGTCAATATCAATACCGGCTTGTTGGTATGTCTCACTACGTTCTCGGCCCAAACAAGCTGCATGGGGGTTTTGCCAAGGCCACAATCGCAGTAAAGTCCTCCCCTCCCGGTGCGAACAGCCCAATCAACAAGATATGATTGAAAATCGTAAAGGAAATCTGGCATAAATGTTGGGGTGAACCCATAATTCCAAGATATTTGAGACTTAGCCTCTATAAAAGATTCGTAGCTATTGTATAAGTGAGAATGTTTTAAGTTCGTCATCGGTCATTTCTCCAAAATGGCAACGTGCGTGGAAGGACTGGTTCGGGAAAACCGCTAAATTGCAGGGGTCGTTATTCTTTTTATTGAGGTCTTTATGGTGGACTATCTCATCTGGTGACAATTCACGCTTTAAATATTCTTCTGCAATCATTCTGTGGATATGCCGACCTTTGAACTTCAAATAGGTCGAATCTTTCATGTCTTTTTGCCGCCAATCATAATAACAATCACGGGAGCAAAATTGATTTTTTGCAACCCCTACGTCTTGTTCTCCAAAGCGGCGGTAAAATGGTGAATCGCATAAATCACAGTACAATATTGAACCATGTCTCTTTGATTTGCCGAGACACTCTTTTGAACAATATTTTCCTCTCCCGTTTTTGGCTTCGCTTTCCAATACTCCAAACGCTTTACCACATATAGCGCATATTGAGTTTATCCTATCTTTCCTAGGGGGCATTGTGTTTACCTCGCTTTAATGAATTGCTAAATACACAATACCACAGTCAAGCTATATGTCAAGATTTTATTTCTCAGTGGGTAGTCCACCATCGCCTGATTAAATAACTTCTCACTATGCTAATCGCTGTAAAGTACAGCCCGATCATGATGTTATCGCGAAACCGCACATGAATATTGAAAAGAGGAAAGACGACAATCTGACTGACAAGGGCCACGCCGTATCCCGCAGCCACATTCACGCATGATTCGTAAAAGCTATGTCTCTTCTTCTGAAGCATCTCCCCTCCCCTTGGCGCGTTGGTTAATACTGGGGCTCATCATCTTCTACAAAAGGGTCGCGAGTGTGCTCCATCAATTTAGGCAACTCGTAGCTTTGAACAGGTTTAGCCTCATAG